AAGCCTATTGAGCATAAAACAACAGGCAAGGGCAAAACCTACAACCCAACAGAAAAGGGTGCAGGAATGACCGCCAAAGGTCGTGCTGAGTACAACGCCAAGAACGGCAGTAATCTCAAACCGCCAGCGCCAAACCCCAAGACCAAAAAAGACGAGGGGCGCAAAGCATCATTTTGTGCGCGAATGGAAGGCGTGGTTAAGAACGCCAAAGGCCCAGCAGAACGCGCCAAGGCATCTTTAAAGAACTGGAATTGCTGATGAAAGCTGGACTTTACGCCAATATCCACAAAAAGCAGGCCCGCATTGAACGCCAAAAGTCAGAAGGCAAGCCTGTGGAAAAGATGAGAACGCCTGGCACTAAAGGCGCACCAACCGCCAAAGCATTTAAGGAATCGGCTAAGACCGCAAAGAAATGACATTTATTTACGCATTGGCAGACCCTGATACTGATGAAGTTCGGTATGTGGGTAAGGCTGACTGCGTAAAAGAGCGTTTTGCCAGCCATATGCGTGAAGCCAAAACTGGCAAGCAGTCAAACAAATGCAATTGGATTCGTCAAGTAACAGATAAAAGCATGATTCCAAAGTTAATTGTGCTAGAAGAAGTTAGCCAAAAAGATTGGAAACAGGCAGAGATTTATTACATTGAAGAATTTAAAAAGCTAGGTCATGGGCTAACAAACATAGCTAAAGGCGGTGAAGGCTTTGAAACTGGATATGTTCAAGACCATTTGTTTTCTGTCAAAAAGTACCTTGGCAAACGTTATAACGAACTTAAGCGAACAAAAAATTACCGTTTGTTAAATCAGATTGCCACAACAATGGTTGCAATGGCTAAAGCCAACCCTTCAATTGTTCCTAAACGATGGATGGCAATTCAATTGCCCTAATGCTATGGAAGATACACAAACACGACCAGTTGGAAGACCAAGTTTGTATGACCCGTCATATTGTGAGCAAGCAATTGAGCTTGGGAAAATTGGTAAATCGACTGAATCAATTGGTGCTATTCTTGGTGTTGGAACTGCTACTTTATACAGATGGATGGATGCTCATCCAGAATTTCGAGAAGCAATAGCAGTTGCAAAAGACATGGAACTTGATTGGTGGGAAACAATGGCTCAAACTCACATGGTTGAGAACAAGGAAAGCGACAAATTAAACGCTTCAATTTGGGCTAGATCAATGGCTGCAAGGTTTCCTAAGAAGTACAGGGAAAGCACAAAGCAGGAAATCACTGGTCCTGAAGGGACTCCTTTGCTGGCCGGCATTCAAGTTACTTTTGTAAAACCAAGTGAGTGAAGTAAGCAACGCACAGTTTCCTGTAAAGCTGGCGTGTCTATTTGACCCTGCCAAATCTAGATACCGCGTTTTATACGGTGGGCGAGGCGGCGCAAAGTCATGGGGTGTAGCTAGGGCGCTGTTAATCAAAGCCGCCAAAGAACCGTTACGAGTCCTTTGTGCGCGAGAGTTTATGACCTCAATGAGGGATTCAGTCCACAAGCTGCTGTCCGACCAGATTGTTGATCTTGGCCTGCAATCGTTCTATGAAATCACACAAGCCAGCATTAGGGGCAAAAACGGCTCAGAATTTAGCTTTGTTGGCCTCAAAAACAACGTAGCCAACGTCAAATCCTATGAAGGCGTGGATATTTGTTGGGTAGAAGAAGCTCAAACAGTGACACGGTTAAGCTGGAATGTGCTGATCCCTACCATTCGTAAGCCTGACAGCGAGATATGGGTGACCTTTAACCCTGAGTTGGAAACAGACGAGACTTACCAACGGTTTGTGGTACATAAGCCCGATAACGCTGTGGTCGCCAAAATCAATTGGTCTGATAACCCTTGGTTTCCTGAAACACTGAAACTAGAGATGCAAAGCCTCAAGGCGCGTGACCCAGAAGCGCATAGGACAGTGTGGGAGGGGTTTTGTCGGCAGACTGTTGATGGCGCTATCTTTGCTAAGGAAATGCAGTTTGCTGAGTTAGAGAACAGAATTACCCGCGTTTCCTACGATGCAACCAAGCCAGTTCATGCTGTTTGGGATTTGGGATGGGCTGATTCCACCGCTATTTGGTTTGTTCAGTTTATCGGCATGGAAACTCGCTTAATTCGATATATTGAGGACAACCAGCAAACCATTAGCCATTACCTTGCCTTGATGCAAACCTACGGTTATGTTTACGATACCTTGTGGTTGCCGCATGACGCGCAAAATAAGACGCTGGCAAGCCAAGGAAAGTCAATTGAGGAGATTGTTAGGGCTGCGGGATACAAGACAAGGGTGCTTGACCGTGTGCCAGTAGTGGACTCAATTAACGCGGCTAGGAATATGTTTAGGTCGTGTTATTTTGATAGAGAAAATTGCCACGATGGTCTACAATGCTTGCGTCACTACCGTTACGAGGTCGATCCTGACACCAAACAGTTCAGCCGAAGCCCGCTACATGACCATTACAGTCACGGTGCGGATGCGTTTAGGTACATCGGTTTGATGGTCAACGAACCCAAAGAACGTAGAAAACCGAAACCAATGCCGATGTATGGCGGCGCTAACAGTTGGATGGGCTAAATGGACGACTATGAACCAATAATCCAAGAGGCTGTTGACTTCTTGAAATTCTGCAACGATGCAGACACCAATAACCGCCAAGAAGCCTTGGAGGACTTAAAGTTTGGCAACGGCGACCAATGGCCTGTGGAATTGCAAAACAGCCGCAACCTTGAATCCCGCCCTGTTTTGACGATTAACAAGCTGGATACGTTTTGCCGCCAGGTTACCAATCAACAGCGCCAGCAACGCCCACGCATCAAAGTCCACGCAACTAATACCCAAGCAGATCAAAAGACCGCCGAGGTTATATCTGGTGTTGTTAGGCATATTGAGGTTAACTCAAACGCCGATCACGCCTATGACAATGCCTTTGATTACGCTGTTCGCATGGGTTGGGGGTATTGGCGCGTCACGACTAAGTATGTGCGTGAAGACAGTTTTGACCAAGAAATCTACATTGAGCCAGTAGACAATCCTTTCACGATTTATTGGGACCCAAACTCAATCGCACCTGATGGCTCGGACGCTGAAAAGTGTCTGATTACCACGATGATGCCAAAGGATGTGTTTAGGGCGCTTTATCCTGACCTTGATGACGGTACATCATTTACACAACGCGGCACAGGCGACAGCCAATCCGAATGGATTACCAAAGAGGATATTCGCGTTGCTGAGTATTTCTATACAGTGCGGGAAAAGGCCACGCTGTATCACTTGTCGGACGGTTCAGCCAAGTTTGCTGATGGCAAAGATTTTTTTGAGCGCATTAGTTTGGCGGGTTTGACCGTGATTGGCGAGCGTTCCAGCTTTAAAAAGACAATCAAGTGGAAAAAGATGACCGCCATTGAGGTTATTGAAGAACGTGATTGGCCTGGTCGTTATATTCCAGTCGTTCCCTGCTACGGTCGCCATGTGGTGATTGGCAACAAACGCAAAAAGTTTGGCATGATTCGCCACGCCAAAGACCCACAGCGGATGTACAACTTCTGGCAGACCAGCATTACCGAGAGTATTGCGTTGGCGCCAAAAGCCAAATGGATCATGGCAGAAGGTCAAGATGAAGGCCATGAAAACGAGTGGGCGCAGGCCAACATCAAATCCACCGCTTATTTGCGTTACAAACAGCGCGACATTGATGGTCAGCCTGCACCACCTCCGCAACGTTTGCAACCTGAACCACCGCCTGCTGGCGTAATGGCTGCGGCTGGCGCTATTAACGATGATTTGCAGGCCATCATGGGGATTTTTGACCCCAACCAGATGCCAACAGGCAATATCTCAGGCAAGGCGTTAAACGGTCAACAACAACAAGTTGACCTGACAAATTATGATTATTACGACAACCTGACACGTTCTATTGCCCACACTGGCAAGATTATTCTTGACCTGATTCCTAAAATTTATGATTCAGAACGCGTCATGCGAATCATTGGGGACGATGGCAAGCCTGATTTGATTACCCTGAATCAACGAAATGCGGTGGGCGAGGTACTGAATGACGTAACGGTGGGTGAGTACGATGTTGTCATGGAAACTGGCCCAGGCTACAACTCCAAACGCCAAGAAGCTGTGGATTCAATGATGGGAATGCTGTCTGCTGACCCGACTCTAATGCAGACCGCAGGGGACTTGATCTTCCGCAACATGGATTTCCCTGGTGCGGACACAATTGCAGACCGTCTGGCTACGCTTAACCCCTTGTCACAAGTTGATGAGAAAAGCCCTGTGCCGCCTCAAATTCAAATGCAATTGGCGCAAAGCAAGCAGCAAATGGAACAAATGGGTCAACAGATTCAACAGTTGCAGATGGTGATTAAACAGCGCCAAGACATTGAGCAAGTTAAGCAAGACAGCGAGACTAAGCGCGAACTGATGCGCCAGACCGCCAAAGCGCACAACACTGAGACAATGGCTGAAGTTAAGGTCAACGACCAAAACACCCGCGCCGTGACAAGCCAAAACAAGATTGAAATTGAAGCCATCATGGAACTGCTGTTGCACCACATGGATACGGCTCGATTGAATCAGGAAATCGCCAAGCGTGACCGTGAACAGCAAGCGTCTATGAGTTTTGCAGAATCAGACATAAGTGCTGGCGCTAACCCATTGACTCAACAATGATTTCGTGGTAAAAACCACAAAACCTTACCTGTGAGGCACACAGGGCAAATTCGGAGTGACAACGTAATGTCAGACAAAGAAGCAGGGTCAGTATTGACCAGCGAAAACGCGGCAGAATTTTATGCAAACAGATTAGGTTTAGCTGATCGTGTAGATGAGGCTGTGGCGGTAGAGGAAACTCCAACCGAGCCAGTTCAAGAGGCACAACAGAGTGAACCTGAAGAGCAGGAAGAAGCCAAACCCGCAGAGGAAAAGAAGCAGAATCCGAAACTTGAGAGGCGGTTTTCAGAGATAACCAAGCAGCGTGAAGAAGCGCGTAAAGAAGCGCAACAAGAACGTGAGCAAAGGCAAGCACTGGAACAGCGTTTAGCAGCCCTTGAAAGGCAGGCTACACCCCAACCAGAGCGAAATGTTGATGAAGAACCGCAGCCCAGCCAGTTTAGTGATGCGTTTGAGTATGCGAAAGCTCTTGCAGAGTTTTCAACAGAAAAAGCACTTGCTGAACGTGATAGGCAACAGGCTTTAGCGAAAGAGAACGAAGAACGCCAAAAGGTTATCCAATCTTGGGCGACCAAAGTTCAAACTGCAAAAGTATCGTTGCCTGATTTTGACGAAATCGTAGCATCTAGTGATGTTGTCGTAAATGATGATGTTAGGGATGCGATTCTGGAGAGTGACGTAGGCCCTCAAGTCTTGTATCACCTAGCTGAAAACGAAGAACTCGCAAAGAAAATAGCTGGAATGTCGCCTAAAGCGGCATTGAGAGAAATAGGTAAATTGGAAGAACGGTTAACCGTGAAGCCGACTGCTAGACAAGAGCCTGTGGTTAAAAGTAGAGCACCAGCACCGATCAACCCGATTCGTGGTGGGACAACCGCGGCAGATGTACCAATGGG